TCTTATGTGCATCTGGGTTTTGAACCACTAATGCGTATTCTGCTGTGAGTAACCATTTTGTGCTGTCACCAGTTTTAGCTAGTTCTTCTTTAGCCATTGGGCGTAATGAAGCTAAGCCAACATAACCTGGGTCAATACAGAGAACAGCTTGATCTCTCATGAAACGGTCAAGTTTAACTGTGTGATTACCGAAGTCAGAAACGTAAACGTCTGCTGCGCCAGTAATTGTAGCTTGTGTTGTACCTTGAACATTGTTGAACTTAGTAGCGATACCAGCAAAGCCAGAGAAACGTGCTTTGTTAGTTGCTGACATAAGAATTGTTGATGGTTCGCCACCATCTGTCCAAGCTAATTGTAAAGCTGACTTTAAGTCTGCTTCAATGAATGTTACTGAAGTACCATCTGTAGGAGCTGCAACTGTACCATTGCTGAAACCAGGAGTTGTACCTGCTGTAGAACCTGTAGCTAATACTCTGTTCACGATCCAAGACTCAATACCTGCTGATGTACGAGCTGTTGCTGCGCCGCCTGCTGAAGATGCTTGGTTACGTACAATAGCATATTCCATGTCACGTTTAAGTTCTTTACCAGCTTTCATAAGTTGGTATGCAACTTCAGACTTACGACCATACTTACGTACTACGTCGTATGTGTTAGAAATTTGCACTGTCTTACGTGAAATTTGTGTGTAGTTACCTAATACTGTTGTAGCAGGTAATGTTGCGAATGAAGCGTCATCACCTTCAACTGAAGCGTTAGTAGCTGCTGCTGCTAATGCGTCTGTTTGCCATTGATGGTATGTTTGACCTGCTGACATTCTTTTTGCCATTGATAATAATGGTGTATCTTCTGGAGAAATATCGAAAATAATATCTTCGAATGACTCCGCTATACCTTTACCGGTATAACTATTGGTTGCTGAAACTGCCATGATGTTTTTTTCCTTTGTAAATTAGATCATTTGTTCGATAAGTTTTGTAGCCATATCTGCTTTACCTGTCTTACGTAATTGATCACGTAAGTTACGTACATTAGAGTTGGCTTCCGCTTTTGTATCTTTAGCACCTGGTCTCACTACAGGTTTAGCGCTTGATACTTTTTTCTTTACAGTAGAATTCTGTTGTAGTTTGCGCCATTGCATAGCATCATGCAAAACCTTAACGTGTCTAGGATCTACAATTGAGTTGAGTTCTGCATCAGAAAAACCATACTCTTTGCCTACAGATACTAGTTGTTGGGTAGTCTCTTGACTCCATCCTGGTATCTCTTTAGCTAAGACTTCTTTTCCTTTTGCTACTCTTTCTGACATCAATTGAGCTTGCTGGGCTGCTATTTGTTGCTTCTTGGCTTCAAACTGTGAAACGAGTGCACTACGTTGTTGCTGTAGTTGGTTATATGTAAAGAAATGTTTTTGCGCTTCCACAAAGTCATTATCAGACAATTCTTGCCAATTCACGTTACTGTATTGACCTAATTGTTGGTCTAATGCTGTGATCTTTGCTACATCTTCAATTAACACGTTATTAAGTTGCATTTGCTCTTGAAAGGCTTGCTCTTGCATTTTTATCTGCTCGGCATAGGCTTCTAGCTCTTTACGTTGTTCTGCTACTTGTTGTGTCTTTTGTGTGTAGTCAAGCCCTTGTTGTGCTAATGCTACGACTTCGTCTAGTGGCTTTTCGACTTCTTCACCATTAACCTTTAGCTTTAAGATAGCAGGAACTTCATCTTGCGACTGTTCTTCTTCTTCAGCTTGATCATCTGGTGCATCATCTGTTGCTTCTTCTGACTCTACTTCTTCAGTAGGTTCAGCTTCTGCTTCAGCCTCTAGCGGTGTTTGTTCTTTATCTTCAGGTGCATCTAAATTAGCTTGCACATCCGATACAATATCATCACCTAGCATAGCCTCTAAACGGCTTTGTGGTGACTGTTCTACGACTTGGTCACTCATAATATTTTCCTTGAAATTAGACAATAAAAAAGCCCACCGAAGTGAGCTTTAAGTGGGCTTGTCCTTACCCAAATACTTTGAACCGTGGTGTATCTGTTTGTAGTTTAGCTAACTTACCTGTATTCATTACGTCAGTAAGTTGTTTATCTATTTGGTTTAATAACTGTAATGCAATAACTAAACGGTTATGAGTTTTCTCATCACCTAATGGACTAGTAGTCATACTAGTTACTATATTATCTTTAACCTTTTGTATTGCTTCTTGATAGACTGGGTTTTCTAATATTACCGCAGCCTGTTCACCACGTTTAACTTCTTCTAATGACTTATCCACCATACATTACTCCTGACTGAGCTTTAATTTGTGCAATAGCTAAGTCAGTTTCTGCTTTCAATTGTGCTTTAAAGCGTTCTAACTCAGCTTGAGCTGCGATCTTCTCACGTTCAATTATAACATCATTTTGTGAGCGGAGTTGTTCTTGCTGTAGTTGAGCTTGTGCTTTTTGTTGTTCTATAGCTAATTGGCCTTGGACCATGATCTCTGCTTCTGAAGGTTTAGATGGCTGACCTTCTTGCTCAGGTGTATTAGCTGGGTTGATCCAGAATTCCTCTGGGTTCTTAAAGCCAGCGTTCTGAGTTAATTTAGCTAAAGCGTTATAGATCTTTTCTGGTGAAGTAATACCAATTTGTAGTGCTTCTTTTTGAGCTTGTAGAATAGTAGCTAGATGAGCTAACTGTTGATCCTTGTTACCTGCACCTAGGCCCACAGAGATAGATAAGTCTTTGCGGTCTTCCCATTCTCTTGGATCTACTTCTACCCATTTGTTACGGATACGTACAATATCAGGTTTAGTAAGTGTAGTTCTTACTAGTCTATGTACTAACTTGAATAGTTCTTTAACACCTGTCTCTGCAAATGTACGTGCTACTAACTCAACTCTTTGTTGAGCAGCAGACATAATTTGTTGTACGCCTGTTGCTGTCTTATTAAGACTATTAGCATCTAAGCCTTGGTTATATGCTGTGATACCTGTACGTTTTTCCTTCATACTATCCATGTACTCAACCATAGCAAAAGATGATGCTGGTAGAGGAGGATGTGATAAAGGCATAATACCTGAACCTGGGTCACCTTCTACACGTACAATACCGCCTGGACGTGAAGTTAGCATATCGTCTAGGTTTACTCTATCAGATATAGCATAACGACCATTGTTAGCTAGATACATGTTATCTAATTGGCCACGTAGTAATGTAGACTTGATAAGTTGAATATCCATTGTAAGATCAGCGTATGATCTACCAATGTGTCTATGTGGCATGATCATTGGAGTGATACATGCAAATGGTACGTATTCAGTTTTTTCTTTGTATAGAATAGTATTGCCTAATACAACCACTCTATATCTTTCACCATCTAATTTAATATATGTGTCTTTAACAAGTGCTTCATCTGGTAACAAAGCTCTATCATATTCTTCATCATATATGTCACGTGCATTTGACTCTTCATCAAACGTATCACGTAAGTCTGACATAATAGACTTAATATATTCTAATGGCTTATCAAATGCTTCTGCAATATCAGCCAATGACATAGTTTCTCTATGTTGAACGAAACGTGCATCTTGTAGGTTAGGACCTGATACCTCTACAGATACCATCATGTTTTCAGGTGCTACGTTTTCAATATAGATCTCTGTGTCTTTTTCTGTAACCTTGAGCTTAACATCATGAAGCATAGGTTGCACAATAGTAGCTGGGTCTTGTCCCATTGCTAACGCTTGATCCATAAGTGCATTCATATTTACACTTGGATCAGGATAAGCCTCATGCTCTAATACTTCTGTTTTCTCATCTGAAGCCAACATTTGTAGTTGTGCATCAGTTAAGCCTTCGTATTTATATTCTTCTTCTTCCTCTTCTTCTTCAGCATAAACTTTAACGTATCCGTTTTTAGAGAGTAATGCGTCTTTAAACCATACATAGAATATCTTGAAGCCTTCATTCTTTTCCATGACTACATGGTTTACATAGTCGGTTTCTTGATCAGCAGCGTCTTGATCTTCTGGACCTTTAGGTTCAAACTTAACTACTTGGTCACCTGATACAAATACTTTTAATAGTTGAGGTAACGCTGACTCAACGGTATCTTGCACATCAAATGATACAACTTGTGATCTACCCTCAATTTCATTACCAAATGGTTCACCTAGGTAGTAGTCAATAGCTGCAGCACGATCATTAGATAGAGCAGAGTCATTGACGCCATAAGCAACATTTTCTTCTTCTTCTATACGTGCAATAATTTCTAAGTCTTGTATCTTCATTAAACAATTCCTAAGTTTGAATATCGTATCTCTGAATTAGTCCATGACTCATTCTTCATGCCATCTGCAGAGGTACATAAATATCTGAATGCGTCTGCTCCGTGAGAATACTCATCATGCAATGGCGCACCAGGTTCGTTAGTTGCAGAGTTAATAGATCTGCGATAATGCTTTAAACAGTCGACAAGTCTGTTAGCTGACTTATCAAAATAAACTCTATGGAAGTTCATCCGTGCTATCTTGATGCCGGCTTCTATATCCATACGAGGTACAATTCTTACATCCCATCCAAACTTACGCATAATATCTTCTGCTGATATACCATGCTTAAAGTCTTTAGACTGGCCGTCATGAGGTAAATACATTGTACCCCAATTATACGGTAATGCTTTTAATTGAGATGAATAACTATCTAGTGTTCTATGATCATCTTCTATATAACCAATAATGCGTAGATCTGATACACCTTTTTGGCATAGGATAACTGACATTGAGTCATTCCATCCTAGGTCCATTACTACATGAACCTTAAGCATTGGATCATAAGGTACGTTAGTAATACGTCCAGCCTCTTGGGCCTCTCTTATCTCATTAGAATATATAGCGCCATCTACGGCTGCTTTACATTCACCTTCCCATATATTTGCATAGTCTGGGTTAGTATTTAAACTGTGTAAGCGTTCCTGTTCAAGAACATCTGGGAACCATGGGTTGTCAGTATAATTAACCTTGACTACTTTAGCATTCTCTGGAGGCTCTACCACAAAGCGAGTGTATGTGTCATCCGAGTCTATATTAGGGTTAAATGATACCCATATCTCTGAATTAGGTTTACGTATCGTAGGAATTAGAATATCCCACGACTTCTTTGATACTGTTTGCGCCTCTTCCACCCAGACAATATCACATCCTTCAAAAGACTTAATGGACTCCACAGTATTAGTAGCCAACCCAGTAAAACTGAACGTGCTACCGTTAAGACCACGTATCTCTGCTTCCAATACTTCATAGAAAGCTCCTAGACCTAACGCTTGTATTTGATCGTTGAGCAAGGTATGTACTGACTGTTTGATCGACCTTTGTATTTCTCGTGCACATAAGACACGTGTAGGCTCACTAGCTGCTTTTATAAGCAATGCTCTAGCAAATGACCATGACTTACCAGAACCTCTACCACCGTATGCTACTTTGTAACGGTGTGGTTCAAATAAGAACTGTAACTTCTCAGGAAACTCAGCTATCGTTTGGTTTGACAAAGCTAATTCCTACACCAATGGGTATATCTCCACCATCTACACCACTTATCTCTGTAGATGATAGGTCAGGTAATGACTTTCTTAGTAATATCTCTATTGCTTTCATGCGTGTAGGTGTAATTTCTTTTTCTTCATCTATACCAAGTGCATGATTTTGCAAGACATTTACTAACTGACTTGTCTGTATTTTTGTTCTTACTTCGTCTTGATGTCGTTTTCTTAATCGTTCTGCCATAATATTGCAACTCCCTTAGGTTGGTTGCCCTCTATTGTTATTTCAGTAAACCTTCACTCATCCATATTTCATTGTAAGGAACATCTATTCCATATTGACCTTGTGCGTAAGGATAATATTGTAATCTTTGTTCTCTAGTTAATGGTAATCTATTTTCTGTTAATCTTGACTCTACTTCACCAGCTAATCTTTTATACATATCACGTTGAGCTTCATCCATTTTACCCATATCTTTTGAGCCAATTAATGACATATATTTTTCTGGTTGATATACTTGAAGATAAGTTCCCATATCGCTTGGAGAACCACCTTTAGCAAAACCTTCTAATCCTTGAATAGCATGTTGTGTTTCATGTAATGCCATTCTTTGATTAGGATAAAAAGCATTAGTATTTAAGTTAGCATATTTTAAGTCAATGTCTTTTAATTCTTGAGACATTTTATTTTCTACTTCAGGAGTTAATAGCTTTTTAGCATCTAACTCTTTTGCTTTTGCATAAACAGCATCTTCTTCTTTTTGACGCATAGCATTTTTAATAAAGCTAGGAATATTACTTTCATTAGAATAAGTGCCAATTTTAATTTGGTTTAACTCTGGTGCAAAGTATGAACTGTTATCTGGTTTAGATTTTAATGATATACCAACATTTTGTAATTCAGGATATGCCTTATATAACTCTTCGTGCTTTAATCCCTCAGGTAATTTATATGATTTACCTTTTTCTAATAAACCAGTAGTAGATGTATTATCTGGTATCTCTTGTCTCCATTTACCGTCAGGAGCTTTTACATTACCTGTTTGTGACCATATAGTCTCAGGTGCTACGCCTTCTTTTTCTAATGCTTTAGCTACATCATTTGTTTTAGAGTTCCATAACTTAGAAGCTTTACCTATAAATGTGCCTAATAATCCTATAGTAGGATTGACATTAGCTGCTAAATTTAATTGTTCTTCTTTTGTTAAGCCACTTGGATTAGGTATAGAGCTTAAGAAAGACTGAACATTGCCTCTCATAAAACGATACAATGGTGGCTCTGTTACTTGACCATTCTTGGTGTATTCAAGTAAACCTGCCATATCATAACTCCGATTGTCGTTTGTTGCCCTTAAGTGGGTATATCATTCTTTGGTATGTTTCCCACCATTCTTGACTATAGTCTGTATTCTGATAGTCTTTAAAGCATGGTGTGCCTAATGTGTGATGCACTAACTTAGCATCTGGATTGTATTCGTATTCTGTTTCTAGCCAGTTCCATGTTTCGTCTAGCTTACCTACTTGTTCTTCAGGATACTTTAGCCATTCAAACCTGTGTAGGTATTTACCTGTTTGTTCTTGTACGAACTTAGGTGTGAGTTGTTTATTGAGCCAATGCCCACAGTTCCATAACATAACGCTTGACCAATTCTTTTTAGGATAGTCTTCGTTCTTTGCACCTAGATACTTGATAGGATGCTTTGTTGTGTAGTTATGCTTTACGACTTTGACTGCTTCGTCATTATCAAAGTTCGCTAGTATCTCTGCAATATCTGTTCTACATATCATATCGCCATCTACGAATAGTGCGATACCTTTAAAGTTATTTAGATATGGCACTAGAAAGCGTGAATAGATAAATGCGTTGCTACCGTCTTTATGTGTTTCTTCGTAGTCCTTTAAAGTATTTAGTGCTAATGGTGTAAAACTTACCGGTATAGATGACTTTTCTATAACTGACTGGCAAAAGTTATGATAAGCAACTGGTTCTACCTTGCCATCATATCCTACGTATATATCTAGTTTTAACATTACCAGTGATGTATTGCGTTAATAATTAAAGTTATGTTTGCTATTACTGCTAATAATATATAAAGCCATTTAGCATTTGCTACTTTTTTCTTTACCACTTTACCTTGTTAGCCCAGTACGCTGCACTCATTTTACCTTTAGCAATATTCTTAGCGTGTCTTGCTTTAAATGATTGTGCTCTTGCTGTATTTGTCTTATCACCTGTTACGCCTTTTTGACCAAATCGTATTAGTTTTTCCTGGTCACCGTCTTTAGCTAATACTGCATGACTTTTCGTAGGATGATTAGGTGTTCTCTTAGGTTTATTATAACCTGAAAATGTTTCTTTGCCTTTTTTAATCATTTCTTTTTAGCTGTCTTTGCTGCTTGTTTAAATGCTTTAGCAGTAGGTGCGCCTTTTGTTCCTGGCTTTCTCATTTTCTCACCTGAACCTGCTTTAATTCTTGCTTTTTTTGCTGCAATGTTTGCGTATAATCCTGGTTTCATGTTATTTCTTTCCGTAAAGATGTTTAGCCATAATAAGAGTTTGTTTTTCTTTTGTAGTCATAGGTTTTGTAATTGGACCACCTACAAGCCATGCCGAACAAACTCTATCTGCAGCACATTTAAACTCAAATAACTCACAATATCCTAACTTAGCTGAGTCAACAACTTCATTAGCGTATGTTTCGTTATCTGACTCTTCACCTTGTATGCCACTAACTATGCAGTCCATCATTTCAGGAGTTTGGATAAATGCAGAGCAATTACCACAACGCATAGTTTTGGCAGTTTCTACTGGAGTTTGCCATTCATCTGACTTAGCACTCCAAAATTCATTGTTTGGTTCTTCAGGATTAGCTGGACCATAACCTACATTCTTAAACGCCCAGTCTCTGTTCTTTAGATTAAGTTTTATGTCGTGTGTTACGACTGGACATTCTTTAGCCATTATTTTTTCTTCTTTTTGCTCATGCCTGCTGAGCTAAGTGCAATTGCTATCGCTTGTTTTGGTGACTTGACGATAGGACCTTTTTTAGATCCAGTATTTAATGTACCAGCTTTAAATTCCTTCATTACTTTGCCCACTTTCGCCATCTTGCCTGCTTTTGTTGTTGGTTTCTTCATCATTTTTCCTTAATTTAATAAATCTGTGGTCATATTGACAATCAGGACATTTATCATAACCTGTTTCATCAAATGGTGTTCCGCATACGGTGCAAATAGATAGCTTCATATAAAAGAAAAAGCCCAACCACGGAGAGAGTGCAGTCAGGCTTTTATAGAATTACGTTTCTTACGGCAATAGGATGCCCTTACAGGCGTTATTATAGCATACTTTGCTATATTTGTTCAACAAGATTATGCGTTTATCCGTCTTCCTGCAATGGTAAGTAAATTATCGTATGCCATGTCTAATTGCCATGGGTAAGCTAGTGGTGGTTTAGCACCAAGGTATTTAGTGTATATAGCGTTTTGTTGTCCTTGTTCTAGGCTATGTATGATAGCATGTATAGTGCGTATGTTACTCATGTCTTGAGCTGAACACATTTCTTCAAACACTTCGCTTGTAGACTCTCCACCAGATGACATGCCTATGCTTTTGGATGGATAACCTAGCTTGTGATTATCCGACTTCATCCATCTAGCCCAGTCTTCTAGGATAGATAATAAGCGTTCCATACTAATCATATCGTGTTAGCGTATATGCTACGCTTTCCCCAAACGTTTCTTGTGTGGTCTTGTGCTGAAGGTTATGTTTAGCATCATCTGCGTTATGTGATATAACACCTTTTATCTGGTCATCTGTAAAGTTGACTGTGTGTCCAAATATAGTTTGTAGTGGATGTGGTTGTGGCACGTAATAGTGCATGAGTCTATTTTGGTTATCTTTGTAAGCATGAATAACATTTGCATCTCTCATCTCTACAAGTATATTCTTTGTAATAGGATAGTTAGATTGTATATGTTCTGCTATGTCGTTTATAGTTCGTGGTTCTGTAAGATAAGCTAATATCTTTTCTTTCACGATACATCTTTCACTTTGCAATGCCATTTCCTTTTATCATCTTGATGCCAACCATGCACATGGATAGTCCAACCTGCTTCACGAACTGCACCTACATTTTCATGGTCAGCTATTTTTTTACAGCGTGCCGAGAGGTTACTTGCTGAAGTTGTCTGCACGGCTAATGTTTCTTTTCCTTTTAAAGCTATTATGTCTATAAACCCAAAAAGGTCAACCCTTATCCTTGCAAAACTATTCCAATGTTCTGTAATCCAACAAGTGTATCCTTCTTCTCGTAGTTTAGCTAAAGACAATTGTGTAGGTGATTTACTCGCCATCAAACTGTTCGCTATTAGGTTTAGATGTTCCTTCGTATAATCGTTCTAATTCACCTGTAGACTTATTGAGTTCATATTCAATGAGGTGTGGTGATGTATCATCACTTTTCTTTTTCTTTCCGAATATCTTATCAAAGTTTTCCTCAAACGTTGGTCTATCTGAAAACGGTCTTGGTGCAGAACCTTTACCCATTATTTTACCCCTATATGATTATTAGTAAATAGCCAACCTATAGTTTTACGGTGTGCTTCTTCCCATGCTGCTATTCTATCATGTTTATCTAACATTTTGTCATTATCTATCATGTGGTGGCATTGATGACATAAGAACGCTATACGATAATCATGTGCCTTAATTGATGTACCCTTTCCGTCTCTTAATTGGTTAGAGTGTGCAGCTACTACCGTTCCATCTTGCATAGAACACATCATACATGGTGCGCCATCTGCTAGTTTAAGTAGTTTAGGGTTTCTGTAGTTCATTCGTAATCCCACATCCAACCTAAACTAGTTTGCGCCCAAATTTCTATTGAATTTTGATATTCTGCCATCTCTGAACTTGTTAACTTTGTTGTTGACTTAATGACTTCACAAGGTATGCCAGCTATAACTTTTTGTTCTCTTAAAAATTTCCAACCCATAAGCTCATGGAGCTGGTCTTTATCAATTCCAGTATGTCTAGAAATACTTGTATATAATGCCCAAAGCCTTTCATTAGCTTCTAAACTTCTTGTTACTTTGTCATCTACTGTAACACGCCAGCGTTTAGTAAAGTCAAGAGTTTTTAGTTTCTCTACGAGCTGCGGTAAGTTGTCTTTCGTTAATACCCACTTTATCATCTCTCCATCCTTTCGTTTTAAATACTTGTCCGTCTTTAGATACAGCTTTATATTCTATATCATTTCCAAATAGCTTTTTACATTCCTTGATAAAATCATTTATGGTCATTACCAAGTAGCCCTTCTACCTTCAATTTTATATCTATCCATAGCTCTGTTAAGAACTGCTGCATCATGGTGATACCTTTCTACAGACTGGTCATTATCCTTACAACGTTTAGCATGAAGTTTAACTCTCCATTGTTTACGTATTTGGTATGCTGTCATTTTACTCTCTCCTTGTGTGTGTCAATAATTAATTTTCTTATAGCTTTAATTTCCATGTTAAGCAAGTCAATTAATGCTAAAAGTTTGTCTAGCTTTTGTGTATCTGTTAATTTCATTACGGACTCTCCTTATACTTTAAACCTTTTTGGTCAAACCAAAAGTTAAATGAACCTTCCCATTGTGCGTTACGTTGTTTCTGAACAAAGACCTTAGCGTCAGGAATAATCTTTAGTTCTTCATCTGAAGTCTTGCCTTCTTCTATCAGTTTTTCTTTGTAACGGTTACGCCATACACAAATGATATTATCGCATAAATTTCTGATATGTGAACTACCCATGATGTTTGTAGCGTCAGGTATTTCTGTTTCGTCTTTTAGTTTTCTAGTGTGTGCGACCAAGAATATAGCTATGTTTAAATCACGAGCTGTGACTGCAAGTCTATCTGTAAATAATTTTTGTGCTTCTAGTGACTCTTCCGATATATTGCTTATCTTCATAAGACTGTCAATAATAAATACATCTACACCTAATACATGCTTACCATAATACAATGTCGCTATCATGTCATCAGATGTTGTTGTGCCTAACTGGTCGTAAATATATAACTTGTCTTTAGCACGTTCACAGAACTTTCGTATGTAATCATCAGTTGGCTCTGGTGAACCTAATGCTTGTGTTACCATACGAGCTAGTGTAAGCACAGGTCTCATTTCTAAAGACGCTATTAAACATTTAGTCTGTTGTCGCATCATAGACAATATGACTTGTGATAACCACATAGACTTTCCATGACCTGATACACCGGTAAGAATAGTTAGTTCCGCTTGCCTAACACGAAATTTATCTTCCGTCTTAATCCAGCCAAGCGATTTACCACTATGAATTTCCTCACCGAAATATCGCACCAAGTCATCAGCAAATACGTCTGAACCTTTAACCTTAAATTCTGCATGAGCATACTCCTGTTCGTAGTAATCAGTAATGACTGACTGATTGACAGTTAGTTTATCTAATGCCTCTCCTATGTTCACTAAATACCACCTTCCCAAACTTTACGCAATTGTGGTACATCACCATCATTCCATCTTTCCTGGTTGAGTAGTGTAAGTGGAGCTGGTGAGAACCCATCTTTCCATGATTTAGTATCTTTCATTTTTTTAACATACCCTATCACTTCATCTGCTATAGCGTCAAGGTTTTTATTAGCCCATCTTTCCAAACAAGTTTTCTTGTTGACTTTACGAGTAGAAGGATATATTTCCCAAAATTCACTAAACCTATCAGTCGTTTTAACGACATATATATTCTCTTCTTCTCTTCTCTTATTCTTCTCTATGCTAGCAGAAGAATAGTTTTCCTCTAGCCAACCTCTAGTAAATAGTTCATTTACTATTTTTTCAACAAAGTCAATAGGATAGTGAAGTCTAAAAGCTATCTCAAAGTTGTCAGGTAACAGACCGTCACTTTCAGAACCAAGACACCATAACTCTACTAAAACAGCTTTTTGTTCAAAAGATAGCTTATGTATTTCTATGTCATTGATGTAGTCAGTTCCGTAAAACTTAAACCAAGTCATCTTTTTTTGATAACGTGGGTTTCTAGGTTTGTAGAGATTAAACTTTTCCCAGTTCTTAATCTTGTACATTCATGTCTCCTAAACCTTGACAAATATGTTCATAAATTGTGGTTAGTTCCTCTTCATCTAATTCTAAACCACCAGATGTTAAATGATTATCTGATAAATCTATGATATTTTGTATTTTACATAATGATGTTTGTGCTACTAATAATTTTTCTAATACTTCTGTGTGTGTCATATTGCTCTCCTTAAAATAAACATTCTTCGTATAATTCTGTGACTGGCACAGCTTTTGCTTTAGGTAAAACATGGAGCTTACAATTAGGTCTATTCTCAAGAAACCATTTAGCAGAAGCCTTGTTACTAAAGGCTCTGATAGGTTTTCCATCAAATTCGTCTAATATAATAAAGCGCAATATCTCCATAGGTCAAAACCTTACACGAATAAATATTATTTGTAAACTATTTTTTTGCTAGTTATTTACTAGAAAATACTTGACAGGTATTTTACTATAGCTTAAAGTTCAATTGTCAATTTTTAGGAGAGATGACATGAAAATTTCAACAATGATTATCACAGTAGTATTTTTCTACGTTTATGTAGCTTTATGCCTATACGTTATGGGTAAGTTAGCAGGAGCTATATAATGGAACGCCACTTAGACCCAGACGAATATTTAGATGATATGGAACGTCTTGAACAACAAGAACAGGAAGCCTACCATAAACTAGACCAACAGGAGAAACATGATGAATAAATGGTTATGGTTGTTTCTTTTTATATTTTGGGGGTATATAATATGGCGGATGATTTAAAACATATATCTCATATATTAGAAGAAGTATGGAAAGACTTAGAAGAACTTAACAAACGATTTGATGAAAGGGAGAGAGCAAATGGAAGAGTTGATGTTTTACCAACAAGTGATGCAGGAACTACACGAGATAGAAACCAAACAACAGGAGAGAAATGATGAGTAAAGAAGGCGTAGTAAATATTAGAGGTAAAGAATATAAGACAGTTGCATTACGTGTTCAAGAATTTAGAGAGAAGTTTCCTAATTACTTTCTAACAACTGAAATAGTTAAGATTGATGATGACCAATGTATTGTTAAGGCTTATGTAGGATTACATACAGACTCAGGTGTGCAAACATTTGCTACAGGTCATGCACAAGAGTTTAGAAAGTCTAGCCAAATTAATGGCACATCTTATGTAGAGAATTGCGAAACATCTGCTATAGGTCGTGCTTTAGCTTGTCTTGGTATTGGTGGCACAGAGTTTGCATCTGCTAATGAAGTTGTTAATGCTATCTATCAACAAAACAATCCTGTTGTAGAAGAGCTTACAGAAGAACAATTAGAGATTGCTAAAAACAATTTAGAAGAAGCTGCAAAGCGTGGTGAGTTAAAACAAGCGTTCTTTAAATTAACACCTGGCGCACAAACTAAATTACGTGATTATGCTAACGAACTCAAGAAGTCTGCATGAGTCATTTAACAGATAATAGACGTCATAATATTATTACAGCCAGCAATTGCTGGGCATCTGTATATGAGAGACAAAAATTATGGCGTCAAATGACTTTAAGAGAAGCTCCATTTGAAGGTAATGAGATGACTGAATGGGGTAATCTACATGAGCATTTAGCTATATGTGAATTTGAAAAGGCTATGGGAGAGATTACTGAAACTGGTAATAAACTTATAGTGCATCCTGATTTACCGCTAGGTGCTAGTCCAGATGGTTTCCTAAACAGACTTCCAATAGAAGTTAAATGTCCATATAGTCAAGAGTTTTATGGTATGATTCCAGACCGTTATTACTTCCAAACACAGTTACAAATGGAGGTATGTGGAGCTCCAAGATGTTATTTCGTAGTATGGACTCCAAATGGTATTACCATACAAATTATTGAAAGAAGTAAAGAATGGTTTGACTGGTATAAACCTTTAGCGTTAGAATTTATGAAGTTTGTAGAAGATGATGTAGAGCCTACACGTTGGAAACGCAAACCTATATTTGACATAGATTTAAAAGAAGATAAATTATTATTTCCAAAGGAGCAATTAGATGGCTGAATATGACAACACAAACACATTTGCATTATTTAAGAATGATAAAGGTGACAATCCTAAACGACCTGATTACGCTGGAACTGCAAACGTAGATGGTATTGAGTTTAGAATTAGTGGTTGGATTAGAGAAGGTAAGAATGGCAAGTTTATTAGCGGTTCAGTACAGATGAAAGAAACTCAGGGTGAAACAAGAAGTAAACCAGCTGTTGAAGGTGCAGATGAGGACGTTCCTTTCTAGGAGCATCCTCATTCGCATGATAATTACTTGTTCATTACGTACATAGTAACTTCAAATCCAAAGCGCATTTCAGTTGCTGATGGTGATGTCCACATGGCGTTTCTCCTTTCTTTTAGATTTATAGTAGAATTATACGCTTATGTGGGTTTACTAGACACAAGAAAACCATGAAAGGTCTATAATGGATATACATAACTTAGAATTAGATGTAGCGTGTTATGCGACTGCTGTGTACCATGAGGTCAATACTCGTTCACTAGAAGAAAAGGTAGGTGTGATAAATGTTATACGTAATAGGTTACATTCTGGTCTTTGGGGTTATTCTGTATGTAGTGTCGTTTATGCTAATAATCAGTTTGCTGTGCAAGATGAGTCCCACCATCCAGTTAATGAAAAAGCGTATCTGGAGACTAAACTACTTGTTATTGATACGATTGTTCATAATAAATATGCTAACCCAGTTGCAAATGCTTTATATTTCCATGATGACTCAATACCGCCAAAGAAAACATGGTTTGGTAAAAAGAAAATAATTCACATAAAAAGGATGGTGTTTTACTAATGATAAATTTTTCATTTACAATTCTTAATCCATTTAGTGATTTTGATAAACAAAAAATAGTATGGAGATTATTTAAAGCTGATTTACCATTTAATAATATAACTATTTATAAACATACTTCTAGCATATTGGGATTATCTTTTTATGTTAATTTAGACAATTGTTATTTGGAAATTGGATTATTTGGATATATTTTATTATTGGATAAATCATGAAAAAAGAACCTGTAGCATGGCTTTACGAAGAGTTTGATGTTAAGTCAGGTGACCTTAAAAAGTCTTACCTGTGGTCGTTTCATCCTAAAGAACTGTCATATCTTAATGACTTAAAAAATGCTACACATCATATTAAGATTACACCGTTATTTAGAGGTGATAAGATAGAAGAATACAAGTCAATGAATAAGTATTCAGAAGAAACGCAACGATTGATTGAAAGTAATAATGGACTCTAAACCACTTACACAAGAAGAGATAATTAAGATATACAAAGCAGCATTTGGTAATGGTAATGCAGTTTTAACACTAGACAGAATATTTAAGTTTGCTAGATTGCTAGAACAAGCTCATGGAGTAAAAGATGTACACTAAACTAGATGACCAACGACAAGCAAAGTTTATCGTTAAATATATGCAAGAACATCCTAGTTGCAGCATTAAAGATATTGTGCAACAATGCGTAACTAATAGAACAAGGTTAAAGTATTTAGAAAGTCAAGGATACTTTAGCTTGCCTAAACTGACTCATCAAGACGTATTAGATAGACGTTTTAAGAATAGACATTATGTGTCTGTAAGTGTAGGAAGGGAGTATGGTAAATGGACTGGATACTAAAAGTAATTGATTGGTGTATTTATTTGTTGATTGGTTTTAGTATATTTGGCTTTTTTTATGGTACGTATGAGCTTATTGATTTATTTTTTATAAGGGGATGATATGCAGATAGAAGAAATTTTAAATGAAAGAGAAGAGCAATATGGCAACTTTTTAAATAGGTCTAAAATATCACAAGACTTTAAAACTCTTATTCATAATGGTGAGTCTTATCGTTTGTTAAAAGCAGACCAAAAAGAAGCATTAGAAATGATTGCAACTAAAATGGGTAGAATTGTAAATGGTGACCCTGATTATCTTGACTCATGGCTTGATATTCAAGGCTATTGTCAGTTGATTATTGATAGAGTTCGTAAAGATAAGATTGCATTAGATAATGCTGTAGATATGTATATTGTAGATGGTGTTCCTAAAGAAACAGCAATTCAATTACAAAGGAGTGATGATGAGTAAAGTCTATTGGTTATTTATTGTAGTAATGGCTGCATTAGCTATATTTTGGACTGAAGAAACATTTAGTCAAACTACAACTATATTAGCACCAGATGGTTCTGTGACTGTGTGTCAAGTAGGTAGTAATGGTATTGTGATTTGTGTCTAATGCAATGCGTAATGCGTATGCTAGTCATACGGACTTTGGTTTTTTAAGAGGTGTAATACTAGACAATCCTAAAGCCATGCCATCTAATATTGACATGGTTTTTGAAAGACGTGGACATTTTCTTATTGGGGAATGGAAGCGTAAAGATGAAGAAATATCTTTAGGTCAAAAGATACTTTTAAAAGCACTAGCAAACCATGATAAGTTTACTGTGTTAGTTATAAATGGATATAGTGATAATACAGGAACTGAGATAAATGAATTTTACAAAGTGCAACAAGATAAACTTGCTATACTAGGTAATGGTGTAGATAAGTTTAAAGACTTTATTAATACATGGTATCAGTCATCCATAGGCGTTAGTTCGCCATAGATAGATAACTCTTCACCACTAATTTCAATTAGGCTATCGTCATCCAATGTGATGACTATAGTGCTATCGCCATGTAATGCTTCACACGATACAATCACTCTACCTAGCATGTGATTGCAGATAATTTCTACTTCTGAACGTTGCATAACTGTCCTAACAAATAGTGCCATTCCAACGCCCATTCTGTTTTAATACCATAGGCATTAGTTTTGGTTGTCCGTTAATAATAATACCGCATCCTACAATAAAACGACTCTTGAAGTTTTTAGCATAGTCAAATGCCATAGACTTTTGATGTATCAAGCAGCCCACCTGCATACCCCAAATAAGAGCATCTGGGTTACTGTAATAACCAATACTGAATTTAGTATGATAGTGACCTTGCACCGTATTCATACCATATTGTTGTGCTACTTTAAGAACGTCAGCAGATAAACCATGTGTAAAGAAACAACGACTGCCATCACTTAATGTAATGGTGTGGTCATCTACCCATACCCAACCCTTACCAACGCCTAAAAACTCGTTATAATGCTTTAAATACGCTTTGGGAAGCCCATATTTTAATGCTCTACGATAAACTAAAGAACTGTGATTAGAGTGAACTAGAGTCATCTTAGGAAATATCTTTTCTAGTTCTTTTACATGTTGTTTAGCTACTTCTAATTCATGCCCAGGAGAGTATAAGTCTGGGTTATGTTCGTGCATAGATATAGCGTGTTGGTCTAGCTCATCACCTATGTTGACTACGTGGTCAAACTTGTATTTAGTCTTTAAAGCCTTTAGAAATGCAAATGCGTCAGGATGATGATACGGAATGTGTAAGTCAGATATGACTAATACTGATTTATATTTCAAGTAACTCTCCTATTGTTGAGATACTTTATTATATAGTAAATATAAAATTAGCATTAGAAACACGTATTTAAAGTGAGTAATAGCGCACAATATGT